ATAAAGACATAATACTCTTAGAAATTACTGAAGAAAATATGAAAAACGAAAGCTATATAACAAAAAAATTAAAAGATCTTCATAATGAAATGGAAAGAAGATATAAAATTTTTTGGGAATCAGATATTAGAACATTTTCTGAGTATAATATAAAAAAACCAGAGAAATTAAATACGATTATTTTAGTTTTACATGATTGTTTAGATCAAATTACTAAACAAAAATCATACGAAGAAATTATAGTGAAGTTATTACAAAAATCTAATCATTCTGGTATCCATATTTGGAATATTAACACTAGAGAAAAATATATTAAAAGCAATCTTTTTGAAAGATGGATGATTGAAGAGATTATCATATGATATGTTCAATCAAAATAAAAAATGTAAGTATGAAACAGCAATCAAGGATGATTTTGTATTAGTCTTTGGTGAGGTTACAACAACTCCCAAAGTTGATTATAAGGAAGTAGCAATTAACATACTTAAAGAAATAGGATACAATGAAACATTTAATGTCCTAGAGAAGATTAGTAGACAATCACCTGATATTGCACTTGGTGTAGATTCAACTGAATCACATGAACAAGGTGCTGGTGATCAAGGGATCATGTTTGGTTATGCATGTAATGAAACAAAAGAGTTGATGCCACTGCCGATTATGCTAGCGAATCAAATCTCAAAAGAAATGGATAAGGCTAGAAAAGAGAAGTATTCACACATCTTTGGTCCTGATGGAAAATGTCAGGTATCCGTTTTATATGAAAAAGGTAAACCTGAAAAAGTGCAAACAATCGTTGTTTCAGCACAAACAAAATCGTGGATACGAAGAGAACTATATGAAGATATTATCATCAATGAAGTTTTACCGAAAATTCTTGATGATAAAACAATCAGAGAAGCAGAGATTCTAATTAATCCAACAGGTGAGTTTGTGATAGGTGGTCCTTATGCAGATTCAGGTTTAACTGGTCGAAAGATTATCGTTGACACCTATGGTGGATACGCTAAACATGGTGGTGGAGCCTTTTCTGGCAAGGACGTAAGTAAGGTTGATCGCAGTGCAGCTTATTATGGCAGATTCGTAGCAAAAGCCGTTGTAGGGGCAGGTTTAGCGACACATTGCGAGATACAGCTAGGTTATGTGATTGGTATTGCTAAACCTGTAAGTGTTTATGTGAATACATTTAATTCTGGGGTTGTATCTGATGAAGAGATACAAGCACTTGTGAACTATGTGTTTGATTTTAGACCAGAAAGTATAAGAAAAGAACTCAACCTTGATAAAGTTAAGTTCCAAGAGTTGGCAAAGTATGGGCACTTCGGTAGAGAAGATTTAGATGTTCGTTGGGAACATGTAGATGATAAGATTGCTGAGTTGAGAAAGTTGTATGAGAAAGCCTAAAGAACTCCATCGGTTTTATAAATCAGTTGCATGGCAAGTAGCAAGAGAAATCAAGATACGAGATGCTAATGGAAAGTGTGAAAGGTGTGGTGCTTTAGGAGAAGAAGTTCATCATGTTAAACGATTAACAGTTCATAATGTAATGGATCCAACGATAAGTTTAAATCAAGATAACTTAGAGTTCTTGTGTAAGAAATGTCACAATGCAGAACATAAGCGGTTCTCTAAAGAGATAGAATTTGATAATGATGGCAACTTTATTCAAAGATGAACTCGAATAAATATATGATGTTTGGTATAATGTTAGTAAAAAGAGGTATTGATATTATGAATATAGCTAACATGACATCAGTTATTTCATCTTTTAGTCCTGGCAATGTTATTTCAACCAATTATACAAGGGTAGGCCCGTTAATTTATTCGACAATGTATCTTGCTAAACCAACAAAAAAACAACCGCAATCTAACTATTCAAGTATCGTACCTTACAAAAACAATCATGGTATTTATATATTTACAGATTTGAATGATGAAATAATTTATGTTGGTGAGGCATCAAAGCAAACTATCTATAAACGAATTACTAATCATTTTAATAACATAGAAGGTTCCCTGATAAGGAAAGCAGGGATAACCGTGTTAAATGTTTCACAGTTTTATCTGCTAATTGATAATTCAACAACAGTCAACCAAAGAAACATTAAATTTGATGAGGCTTTATTAATTGGTATTTGTAGACCAATCCATAATTTATAGATATCAATCCCCCCCACTAACAAATAGATACTTTTCGAGGGGTACCGCACAGGGGGGCAATTAAAAAACACTAGGTAGATTTTTTGAAAAATTTCAATTTATTTTTTGAAAATGATTCTATTTGCAAATGATCAAAGAGTTAAAAAATGATTTGTATATTCAATTTGTTGGATGTTACAGGAATTTGCTCAAAATGTTATAATGTATACAATAAATATATAGGAGCGTTACTATGGGAATTCTGGTTGGTTGGATTATTACCATTATAATAGAGATACTTATTATTTCTGGATTTGTGTCTGGTGGCGCTGACAATGCTGCTAGTATTATTGCTTTATTAATCTTATGTGCAGTAGTTCCTATTCCCATGATAAAAATAACTAAAGAAAAAATGGAAGAAAATAATAATTATTATTCAAAAGATAATCAATTTTATACGAGTAATGTCAATGTTCAGAGTGATTATCAAGAAAAAATTAATTATTTCACTAAAGTTGTTGGTGTAACTATGGATGATACTGGGAAATCAAATTTAAATTGTTCCAGACAAACACTAATAAAACAGTTAAATGTTGGAAATTTTTTGATTATAAAGCATGAAGAAAATAATAAGTTTGACAAAAATGCTATAAGTGTTTATAATTCAGAAAACCAGATGCTAGGTTATATTTCAAAATCTATAAACTCTATAATTTTAAAAGAGTTGTTGGATAATAACATTGACAATGTTGTTGTGAAAAATATAACAGGTGGCCAATCAGGTAAGGCATTTGGGTTAAATATCGAGATTAAATTTTTTGAACCTATAAAAGTTTATAAAAAAACGAATAATAATGCAAAACAAACAAGCTATATAAGCCGTGAAAATCACACACTTTATGATGATTTATTTGAATTGGACAATCATGATTTAATGCAAGAGATGGAAAACAGTGCATACGAAGATGCTTTGTCTCGTCAAATGAGTAATCGTGCATACGAAGATGCAATACATGATTTGATACATGAAATGGAAAATAACAGTTATGAAGACTCTTTATATGATGCTTCTCATGAAATCGATCTATATGAAATTGATAATTCTGATGACTACGATGATTATGATGATTATAATGATTACGATCCATTTTAGTAATTAAGTACTAAGTTGAGTGTTTTTGTCAAAAAATTTAGAAAGTATAGTGATATGATGTCAATAATTAAAGATGTCAATATAGAATACGAGCGATTAAAGTCGCTTTTTTCTTTGGTTGATGAATCAAAGACAGAATTAGTAGATAATCTAATTTATCAAGCTGCATTTATGAAGATGGAACTTGACAAGTTACAAGAGCAAATCAGAAAACATGGAGCTATTCAAATATCTAGTAAAGGTACACAACGACAAACCGAGGCAGCTAAATATTACACGAAACTTGTGAATTCATATGGGACAGTCATTAAAACACTAAATACTATTCTTGGAACACAAGTTGATGATGGAGATGATACATTTGATGAGTTTCTTAAGAGAGCAAATGAATGAACTACTTAATCGAATACTATAATGAAATTGAAGATGGAAATTTAATCGTTGGGCAAGAACTGAAAACTGAGTTAGATCATCTTATCCAAGATCTGGATAATCCTGCGTACATCTTTGATGAAAAACCAGGTAACTTGAGAATTGATTTCATTGAGACATTTTGTAAGCACACAAAGTCCCCATTTAATGGATTACCATTCATCTTAGAACTTTGGGAAAAAGCACTCATTCAAACTGCTTATGGGTTTAAAATGGCTGATTCAGGACTCAGAAGATTTAATGAAGTCATATTATTGATTGCTCGCAAGAATGGTAAAACAACATTTGTTGCAGGTTTTGATTTAGCTGAGTTTTTTCTTTCAAGTGGTGGAGTGGACATAGTATGTGCTTCTAATACAACAGAACAAGCTAACATTCTTTTTGAAGAGATTAATAATATGAGGGAACAATCTCCAGCATTATCTAAAGAAACCAGAAGCAAGAAGAACATCTTTCACATCTACTCTCCAAAAACAAAGAACAAGATAAAGATACTATCAGCACAATCAAGAAATAAGGATGGCTACAATATCGAGGTTGGGTGTATTGATGAAGTTCATGAAATGACCGATTCTAAGGTCTATGATGCAATCAAGCAATCACAATCAACTAAAAAAGAACCACTCATATTTATCATAACCACCGAAGGAACAACTATCGGTGGTTTTCTAGATAGCAAGTTAGATTATGCAAGAAAGATGTTAAAAGGCGAAATCTCAGATCATAGGGTATTGCCCTGGTTATACACTCAGGACTCAACAAAAGAAATATATGAAGATCAATCAACTTGGCAAAAATCAAATCCGAGTATTGGTGTGGTTAAAACGCCTTTATATTTAGAAGATGTAATGAACAAATCGAAACATGATTTATCAACTAGAGTGACTATGCTATGTAAGGATTTTAATATCAAACAAGCAGATTCTGGATCGTGGTTATCCTTTGATGATTTAAACAATGAAGATACTTACTCAATTGATGAGCTAAGAGATTCGTATGCGGTTGGTGGCGTAGACTTATCATCAACCACCGATTTGACAGCAGCAGTACTTGTCATTCAAAAACGAGATAGCAACAAGAAGTATGTGATTCCACATTTCTTTATGCCAAGCGAAGTTGTAGAAAAAAGAATCAAAGAAGACAATGTACCCTATGATATCTGGATTAAAAGGGGTTTTGTAACTTTAACTGAAGGCAATCAAAATGACTTTAGTTTGGTGACTCAATGGTTTATGAAGATGATTCAAACGTATGGAATCAGACCTTTATGGGTTGGATATGACCCGTGGAATTCTCAATATTGGATTAAAGAAATGGAAGACTTAGGATTTAATATGGACAAAGTCAGACAGGGTATCTACTCGCTGTCTGAACCCATGAAAATTCTAGAAGCTGATTTAAAGAGCAATTTGGTTAACTACAATAACAATCCAATCATGAAGTGGTGTCTATCAAATACACAAGCAAAAGTTGATTTAAATGGAAACATACAACCATCAAAACTTAATTCTAAATACAAAAGAATTGATGGTACAGTAGCTTTAATTATTGCATATGTTATTCTTAATAGATACAAAACTGATTATGAGAATATGATCTAGGAGGTGCACATGGGTCTCAATAAAAGAAAAAGTAAAACTGGATCATTTGATGTACTCCAGTTGATTAGTAATTTAAATACATTTTATACACCTTTTGGAACAAACATTTCAAAAAGTGATGTGGTTAAGATATGTATTGATAGGGTTGCGAGCCAATGTGCTAAGCTTAAACCAAGATTTATCAAAACCGAAAACGATAAGACAGTGACCGAGAAAAAAGGTAGGCTGTCTTTTTTATTGAAGTATAAACCAAATGAGATTATGACTCCCTACGATTTCATCTACAAGACAATTACATTACTCTTGTTAAATGACAATGCGTTTGTTTATCCGAAGTTCGATAAGGATACGGGTGAACTCAAAGGTATCTATCCATTAAGACCAATTACAGTTGAAATGATTGTTGATAATGCTGATACCTATTTCATCAAGTTGCTATTTGATAATGGAGAATCATACATTCTACCATATGACAATATCATCCACTTAAGACGACATTTTGGACAAAACGATATCTTCGGTGGTAATGGATCAAGTGGTGATCATGAAGCGATTCTTAAAACGATCTCAATTAATGATAGTCTGCTTCAAGGGATTGATAATGCAATTAAATCCTCCATGCAGATTAAAGGTATAGTTAAGATGAACGGGATGTTATCAGAAGCCGATAAGAAAAAACAAAGAGAACTATTTGATAGTGCACTTTCTGATTCAGTCAACACAAAGGGAAGTTCTATCATTCCGATTGATTTAAAGAGTGAGTATATTCCTTTAGATGTTGATCCGAAATTAATCGATAAAGATACACTAGAATTCTTGCAATCAAAAATACTCGATTATTTTGGTGTCTCAGTCCCAATATTCACAAGTAAGTATTCAGAAGAAGAGTTTAACTCGTTTTATGAATCAACCATTGAGCCTTTAGCTATTCAACTTAGCGAGGCTTTTTCTATAGGTTTACTAACCAATAATCAATTGGAAAGTGGAGAAGAAATTATCTTTTATAGCGAAAGATTGCAGTACGCTTCATGGAACACCAAAGCTACTGCCATTGAAAAATTGATGAGTCTAGGTATTATGTCACTCAATGAATCAAGAGCACTTCTCGGATTAGAGCCTATAGAAGGTGGAAACAAACGCCTTCAATCATTAAATTTTGTCGATGCTGATAAAGCAAATCAGTATCAAGTAGGAACGGAGGAACCTAAAAATGAAAATAACAATTAATGGAAAAATTTCAGAAGATGCACTTAAAGTCATCTTGGAAACACAAAAACAAAAAACAATTATTATTGATGAATATTGTAAAAAGGAAAAACTAGAGTCTTTATTCTATAAAGATTCAGAGCTTGAATATGAATATCAAAAACAAGCAATTACAAAACCTAAGAAAGTAGAGGTTAGAAAAGATGATCAAGGAAACTAGACTAGCAGATGTCACACTTCATGAAGAAGAAGACAAAATGATCTTGGAAGGATATGCATTAGTCTTTCATAATGAAACACTCATTGGTGATGAAGCATATGGATTCATTGAAGAAATCGATTCAAGAGCTTTAAGTGATACTAAAATGAAGGATGTTCCTATGAAATATAATCATACGGACTCCTTTTTAATTATTGCCAGAACCAAGAACCAGTCCTTATCGCTAACTGTAGACAATATTGGTTTAAAAGTACGTGCTGAATTACTAGATACCAATACGAATCAAGACATCTTTAAGATGGTAAGAAGTGGATTGTTGGATAAGATGAGTTTTGCTTTTACGGTTGATGAGCAAGTATGGAATCGTGAAGGCAAAATTCCAAAAAGAACTATTACAAAGATAGAACGTTTGTATGATGTGTCGGTCGTGGATACACCAGCATATGATGCAACAAGTATATACGCTCGTTCTTTAGAATCTATGGAGTTAGAACTAAAGGCTATGGAGTTAGCAGAGCAGGAACAAAGATCAAGTATTATTAAAAAACGTATCAAAATAAAATCACAAATCTAAAAGGAGAAATAAATCATGAACTTAGAATTAAGACGAAAAGAAATCGAATCAAGATTGACTGAAATCAGAGGTCTTGTCGATAATGAAACTGATATTGCCAAACTTGAAACACTAGAAAATGAAACCAGTGAACTTCAAGAAGAACGTACAATGATTGATAAGAAAATGGCGATTGCTACTAAAGCAGAAATCAAACCAATCATCATTGATAATCGTAATCAAATGGATAAAGAAAAACTAGAAAAGCGCGCAGCAAATTTGAGTGAAAATCGTGTCATTCAAGTATCAAGTGAAGAGATCTTATTGCCTGAACATACAGCTTCTGGATTGGCACCAGTTCCATTTGCTCAAGTATCAACACTTGTAGACCGAGTTAATGTCATTAACTTAAATGGCGGTGAAACCTATAAGAAGTCATTTGTTAAGAGCAATGGTACCGCTGGTACTACACTTGAAGGTCAACCTTATAGTGAAACAGAACCAGCATTTGGATATTTAACGATTTCAAAAGTTAAGATTACTGCTTACACTGAAATCACAGAAGAGCTAGAAAAACTTCCTGCTATTCCTTATCAAGCTGAAGTATTGAGAAATATCAACATTTCACTTAAAAAGAAAATCAGCGAACAAATCTTACGCGGTGCTGGAACAACCAACACATTCACTGGAATTTTTAGTGATGCAGCAGTGGCACTTGCAGATAAAGCAGCGCTTGAAATCGCAGCGATTACGGATTCGACACTTGACGATATCGTCTTTGCCTATGGTGGAGATGAAGAAGTCGAAGGTGGCGCAGTACTTATTTTGAATAAGAATGACTTACGTGCATTTGCAGGACTTAAAACTCAAGAAGGTCGAAAAGTACATACGATCGATTATGTCAATAAAACCATTGATGGTATTCCATATATCATTAATTCGCATTGTAAAGCTATTTCAGATAGTAATACAGTTGCTGGTGAATATGGTATTGCTTATGGTGCGCTTAAGAATTATGAAGTACCAGTGTTCTCACCAGTTGAAATTGGTAAGTCTACTGATTACAAATTTAAAGATGGAATCATCAGCTACAAGGCATCAGTATTTACAGGTGGTAACGTAGTTGGGTATAACGGATTCCTTCGCATTAAAAAGAAAGCTGCAGCCTAATAGCTAAAGCTTATTGATTGAATAAGAAAGGATTGATCTCATGGCGATACTAGACATTGTAAAAAAAGCACTACTCATACCACTATCAGAAACGTATGCTGATGACGAGCTCTCTACTCATATTAGTAGTTGCAAATCATACTTGATGAACTGTGGGATCGATCCTTCTTACATCAATGACGAATCAAATCCAATGGTAAGTACATTAATCATTATCTATGTTAAGACTTTCTTTGGATTTAAGAATGATGGTAGTGCAAAGGAACTACCTAAAACTTTTGATATGTTAGTCGGTCAAATTGCACTGACAAAAGGAGTAGAAGAGAATGTTTCCTAATTCACCAAATGTCAAATTGAACTTACTAACTCTTGTTTTGGTGCAAAATTCTATTGGAACCTCAATTTATCAACTTCAACACTCGAAGGAAGTTATAGGCATCAACTTTAGCATCACTTCTAACGAATACTATGAAAGTAAAAGATCAGACATAAAGATAGATCTAGCACTTAAAATTCAAGGTTTTTTATATGATAACAGCAAGTATGCAGAAATTGATGATGACATTTACAAGATTGAACGAACTTATCAAATAGGACAGTTCATTGAGCTCTATCTAAGCAAATCAAAACTCAGAAAGAGTGATATCATTGATTACGCTTGATGAGTTAGGAGTAGCAATTTCTAACATGGTGGATGACTATGCTCAAGATATCATCATTAAACTTGAAGAAAGACTCGATGAAACTGCTCAAGAGATTGTGAAGTATATCAGATCAAACGCACCAAGAAGTGGTGGTTCAAAACCATTTGCTGATTCGTTCATTGCTGAACCTCAAGGTAGTGGAGTCAATAAATCAATTGTTATATTCTCTAATGAAAAAGGGAAGCTCACACACTTGCTTGAGTTTGGTTTCACTCACCGAAGTGGTAAATATGTCGGACCTAGACCGTTCATGCGACCTGCTTATGATTTACTTACACCTAAGATGCTTGAAGACATCAAAAGAATTATTGAAAAAGGTGATGACTAATGCAAGAAAAAATAGAAGTTTTATTTGAAACCCTTAACTCTGTATTACCAGGTAAAGTTTCGTACGGAACCAGAGTAGGGTTAGAAGCAGATCCAAACTATATCATTTACCAAGAACTCACCAATAGAACAATTGTATATGCTGATGATAAGTCCATAGCTAAAGTTGCAACATTTCAAGTAAGTTTGATTACTGAAAAGAAAGATTTATCATTAGAAGAAAGATTAGAATCGTCCCTTTATTTTATGGGATATGAATATGAATTATTATCTGAATTCATCAATGAAGATGGTTCAGTCAACAGAGTATACGAAATCAAACAGGAGGTATTTTAAATGAGTAATAAAGTAACATTTGGTTTAACTAATGTGCATTATGCACTCGCAACACAAGCAACAGATGGTAGCTGGACTTTTGCAACACCAAAAAGACTAGTAGGTGCACAAGAGATTACAACTGAAGCTATCGGAGGAACATCACAAGTGTATGCAGATGATAAAGTCATCGCTACTTTGGTTTCCAATGCAGGTTCTAATGTGACGCTTAAGTTTACAGAAATTGATGAAGTATTTAAAAAGGATATCTTTGGTTTCTTAGAAGACACAAATGGAAACCTTGTAGAGATTCTAAATGCTGAAACAAAGACCTTTGCTCTAGGTTATGAAATTCAAGGCGATATCAAAGCAAGACGTATTTGGTATTACTTATGTACTGCAACACCATCAGGAGATTCAAGCAAATCAAAAGGTGATTCTATTGAAGCGAATTCAATTGAATTAAGTATTACTGCAAGACCAGTTGAGGCTGGAAACAATCTTATTTTAAGAGTTATTGCAGGTGTTGGAGATGCTAATTACAGTGCATTTTAACAACAGCACCAGCACTACCGACATTTATTTAAGGAGTAGATTATGGAAAAAACACTCAGACTTGGTGATAAAGATTATCGTTTGCACTCATCACTTTATACTATCATTGATTATCGCAATGTGTTCTCAACTGAACTATTTAGTGATATTAAGAAATTAGAGAAATCTAGTGCGAAAAAAGAAGAAGATCTGTCAACAGTAATAGATACGATCTTTAGGATCATCTATATACTACACCGACCATTCTACAAACAATCTTATAATGACTTCTTGATGTCTCTCGATTTTACACTTTTAAGCAATCAAGGTGAACTTGAAAATCTGACGAATGCGATAGGTGAAATGCTCGGGACGTTTCAGAAAAGCACACCCTCAACAAACAAGTGAAAATAGCCAAGAAATAGAAAACGTTACAGCAAACATCATTTTTAACCTAGCACATATAGGAATATCAATTGAAGATACAAAGCACTTTGATTTGGAAACATATTTTGAGATAGTAGGATTAGAGATGAAAGTCATCAAAGGAAATCAATCAAATAAGGCAGCAACACAAAGTGACATTGACAAGTTTTTGTTATAATGTTATAATGTAGAAAAAACTAATAAGAGGTATTTATGAAAAAGTTATCTATTACGGTATTATTCTTTTTATCCTTATTGACACTAACTGGATGCACTCCAGATGGACAACTATTTTTAGAGGATAAGCAAGTTGTAGAAAATACGCTAATTTTGACATTTGAAGCTGATTTGAAGGAATCAGTGGACTTGAAAATAGAGTTATTGCCAGATGATAACTCAAAGAGTAGTATTGTTTATGATCACTCGTTTGTTTCGGGTAATTATTCAGAGGATGTCACAATACCGAATCTTGAAGTAAACACAAAATATACCATTAAATTAACTCAGATTACTGGGAAATACTTGAATAACTTTGGTGTAGTTAATAATAAAATAAGAGTATATCCATATGCCTCCGAAATATCAACTGAACTACTAAGTGAGTATCTTGGTGTTGTAAATGCGTTTTATGCAAGTAATAACTTAAAATATATTTATGAATTTGATTTAAGATTTGTTGAAAATGGTACTACTTATGCGCATTCTGAAACTATTGATATGGATTTTTATAATGGATTAAAAACGTACAGCATTTATACAATAAACAGCAATTCTAAAGTAACAACTATTCACACGTATTCTGAAAAGAATGGGAATGGCTTCGACATATACTTTAATCAAAATAATCAGGGTTGGCAACATGTGTTTGAAACTGAAAACAACTTAGAAAATATCGAAAACCAAATCGATTTAGACTTGAGACATGCAATTAGTATTGAAAAATCAATAGATGGAGTTAAAACAATATATGAGGTTGTTTTAGATTACCAGGGATATTCAGTGTTATATGGAAATATAAAAGATTTTTTTGGAGGAGGGTCTTCAGTACTTCAAGGAAATGAAACATTACAAATTCATTTAGAAGTTACAAATGGGAATATAACTTTAATTCAATTTGATGTTACTATGCTTATTGAACCATTCCTAGATGAGAATTTCGATTTAAGCTTATCACATTACAATTATTCAGTTGCCTTTTCAAAATACGATCAAATAAATCCCATTATTATTCCAGAAGAAGTAAGAAGAAGTAAGAAGAAGTAAAATGATTGAGTAGATTGTTTGTATTTTGTGTCTATTGTATTATGTTTATTTAAATGCTAAAATATACATAAGTTATTTTTGTATTTGGAGGTAAAATAATGAATGGTAAAAAGAAAATATCTGCGAAAGTCTTAGCTGTGTCATCAATTATCTTAGGAATTTTGATGCTTTCTTCTTTGATTGGAATTTTCCCATTAATAATTGGTATTCAGATCAACGGAAACATTAGAAAAGGTGTAACTTCTAAAAGTCAAGCAAACGCTATGGCGATTTTCTTTGGTTTATTTGTTTTTGTTGCATTGATGATTTTTACAATGGGTTGGGGATCACCTTACGGAGCCACTATCCCTATTGTTGGATTAATTAATATGATTATATTTGGAACACCTTTTGTCTCAGCTATTGTATATCTTAATGAAGAAAAAAAGAATCCAAGTTCAAGAGAATATCCTGTTCTTAAAAAGGAAGATCAACTAGAAGAATTAAAAAGATTATTGGATAAGAATCTTATTACTGCAGAAGAATATGAATCAAGTAGAGAAAAAGTAATAAATAGTATATAGATAGAAAAACAAGAATTGCACATCTCATGATGTGTTTTTTTATGCACTGGAGGTGAGTATCTATGGCTGAAACAGTAAAAGGGTTAAATATCAAACTGTCACTCGACGGTAAAGATCTAGAAAATGAACTTAATGGCATAAAAAAAGATCTTAAAGAGCAAAACAAAGACCTCAAAGCCATTAATACAAAACTTCGTTATGATAGCTCTAATCTAGACCTTTGGAAATCAAAACAAGATAAACTTAATGGCATCTTATCAACGACTAAAAAACGACTTGACACTCAAAACCTAGAACTTGAAAAAGCTAAAAAAGCAGTTCAAATTGGTGATATGAGCCAAGAGGAGTTTAATAAACTTAAACGTAATGTACAGTATACAGAAGCTTAGATTTCAAAACTAAATAATGAGCTTGGTAAAACCAATGGTAAAATCAAAGAATTAAGTAATGCTAAATTTGATAAGATTGGTAAACTCGGTTCAACACTCACAAAATCTGTAACGGTTCCTATTTTAGGAGCCGTTTCCGCTTTAACAGCCTTCTCAGTCAAAGCGGCTTATACTGCAGATGAAATTGGCGATACAGCACAAAAGATAGGTTTATCTGCGGAAGCATTCCAGGAATGAAATCATGTTGCTACAATCATGGGGACGTCAACCGAAAGCTTGAATAAAGGATTCATTGAAGTCAATGGTATCTTAGGTGATATTGCCACTGGTAATGCTGATAAAGTCGTTGATAGTTTAACTCTGATCGGATTAACTGTTGATGATCTGAAGGGTAAGAACGCTGATGAGGCATTTGAAATTATTAGTGAAGCATTAAGTAAGGTAGAAGATGAAGCAGTAAGAGTAGGTGTTGCCAATGAATTCTTTGGAGAGAAAATTGGAACTGAACTTATACCTATTCTTTCCAGTGAGATTTCTACGATTAGAGACTTAAGACAAGAAGTAAGAGATCTGGGAATTGTTACCAATGAACAGGCAGCACAGGCAGGTGAATTTACCGATGCACTTGATCGAACAAAACAAGCGTTATCAAGTTTAGGCGTAGATATAGCAACAACCATGATGCCGATTTTACAGGCATTGATCATCAAAGTAAGAGATGAGATCATTCCAGTTGTTAAAGATTGGATTGCAAGATGGAATAGCCTAGATTCAGATACAAAGAAAATGGTAGCAACCTTAATAGGTCTGGTCTCTGCTGTTGGTCCGGTTCTAGCCATTATTGGTAAGGTTGGACCACTCCTCAATATAGTGGCCATGACGCTTAAAGGTGTTGGTTCTGCGGGGCTTTTCGCAGGAGCAGGTATAAACTTTGCTACACTTGGTATTGGCGCGCTAATCGCAATTTTAGCGATGGCACTATTGCAAAGTGAAGAGTTTAAGGCATTGCTTGATAGGCTTATGGAAACTTTCATGCAGCTTCTACCACCAGTTTTATCGATTGTAGATGCTTTGATGACTGCATTACAACCCATCTTAGATGTGATCATTGATCTAGTTGTCATGCTTGTTGAATTATTAGTACCTATTTTAGATGTCATACTGATGCCACTGATTATGCAAGTTGGTATGTTTGCTGAAATACTAGAGATGCTGGCACCATTAATTATTACGCTTGGAGAAATACTTCAAGCTATTTTAGTACCTGCAATCAAAGTACTTAAACAGTCTTAGATCCAATCTTGAATGTGGTTCAAAAGATCATTGAATTTATTCAGAAAATATTTGAGTGGATTGGAGATCTATCTTCTAAAATCGGTGATTTTGGTGGAAAGATTAAAAACGTTTTTGGCAGTGTAACGGAAGGTATAAGTAATATCGCATCTAATGTAACAAATGGTATAAGCGACTTTGCAAGTAAAGCTGCAGACAAAGTAGGCGGTTTCTTTGGTAAGGTTGGAGGATTTTTCAGTGATACCTTTAATTTAAAAGGTTCAAGCACGGTTAATAACTCTAGCTCTAATTCATCATCAACGAATACAAACAACATTACTATCAATACAACATCTCCAACATTTGATATTGATTCTATTAACAGAGCGTTAGGAGGTAATGTGATTTGATAAGACAATTTTATTTAGAGAATGAATATGGTGAAATCTATTACTTTGATTATAGGAATCAGACACTCATTACTCAAGCGAGTGGGCTCGGTTTTGCTTTAGACATCAAGTATCTTGAATATGACCGCATGTATGTGAAATCGGAATATCAACTGCCGATGACTGAAATCAGTGAAACATTAATCTTTTTAAGAGGATATCAAGGATACAAAGCGTTTGTTGACTATTTATCAAAATCAAAGAAAGAACATAAACTTCATTATGTTACACCAGCATTTGCTTCTTATACATTTGTGGATGTATCGAGTCTTTCTAAAGCAGAGCTTGTTAGTGGCACAATTCAAAGTCAAATCATCTTTAAAAAACTATCGCTTTGGATCAAAGAGAAAACATACGAGATAATAGCCAATGGCAGTAGCTATGGCAAAGTATATCCATACCAATATCCATTTATATATGCAAACTCTTATCAAGGTATCACTCATATCAATAATCAAGGATTAGATGAAGCACCACTCAACATTGAGATTTATGGTGCTTTTTTAAATCCTGAAATTACAATTAAAAAGAACGGTAATATCATGCAAAGACTTAAACTATATGTTGAATCAGAAGATGCAACATTAACTGTCATATCAAATCCCAGTGAACAAGTTATTAAGATGATTGAAAATGGATCAACTTATGATGTCTATGGCTTACAGGATTTTGAGGCGGATAATTTCTTGTTTGTGAGTCATGGAGAGTATGAGATTGAATTTAAGCCTGGTGTTAGTTCAACAACGGTTTGTAGAGTCACACTTTTTGAAGGCTATGTAGGTATTTGATATGAAAGTCATATTTTTAGATCGTAAAACATTAGCTTATAAGGATTATGCCCCAGTGGGAAAAGAATATGAAATCATCCTGGACATGGTTCTCATTCAGCGCTCAAGTTTTAAGCTTAACAAGACAAATATCGAGACTTCAATCGGAGATATTGTTATCGCCAAGAATGATGAATTTTCCATTATTGGAATACTAGAAAGCATCGAACAAAAAGATGATCACACAACGATTATTAGAACACTTGATTTTAGAGAGATCTTCAACTTGGATGTCTTAGTAACAAGTTTCACTGGTGATCTCATTGATTATCTATATCAACTTATTTCTACACACTTTAAAACAAATCCAGATACTTTGCAGAATTTAGATTACTTAACGATTCAAAAAGAAGCCAGTGTTACTGGATCACTGACCTTTGAGGCCGATAAAGTTGAAAACATTTCAAAAATATTCGAGTTGGTTTCAAAAAGTTATGGAATTAGCTTTCAAACAGAAGTTGTTTATCTGAGAGGGAGAATCACGAATATACTATTTAAGATTGTGAACGTCCAAGAAGGACTGGTCATGAAGAGTAATTTCTCTTCCATTTTAAATGTAGAAACGAATGATTCATCAAGCCAAGTCATTAATAAGGTCATTTATTATCCAAGAAGCGATAACCAAATCCATACGTCAAGTATGGTTTTTTACTTATTAACAGATGGTAGTATCACAACAGATATGAATCATGTCTTGCGCTACCAAGCAGTGATGACAAAAACATTTATCTATAGTGATCAAGATTATGAATCACTGGAAACTAAGGCTAGAAGCGAAATGGTAACTTCAAAGCTTGATCACCAGATCACATTTAATCTAGATTTGAATAATCAAGTATTTATGCCATTTAAGAACTTTAATTTGGGAGATTACATCTCATTTAAACATAATAAAAAAACATATGACACGGTTGTGACAGGACTTGTTTTTAAGGATACGCTCAAAGTTGCTAAGGTCACTCTTGGAGAATACCGAGTGAAATTAACAGAAAAGGTGCAGTTATTGAGCAAAGCTAAATCACAACAGGTGAGTCATATTTCAATAACGAATACAGATTTAGATGGAGGAGAATTCTAATGGGATTACAAAAAATTACATTTGAAGGTGGGAATGTCACTGCAAAAATCGATGCAGATTTATATCATTTCTTTAATTCATATGATGTAGGGATTTTAAAGAGTTTAAAAAATGAATGCTCGATGACACTTACCAATAATACAATCATATTTCAAGATGGCTATGTTTCAATTTACGGTAGAGTCACCTATATCGAAAACCAAACAACCATTGGTGTGACACCAGATTCAAGTAAGAGCGGGTATGTTATTTTAGGCGTTAATACTGCAACAAATGAAGTGAATTTATATTTAAAAGAACAAACAGGTGGTTATCCATCGCTGACGTTAACTAACTTAATAAATAATGATGGACTTTATGAATTTGTATTGTGTGCCTACACTAAAACAACAACATCAGTCACTCTTAATCAAACCTACCAAAGGAAGTTTATTTTAAGTCCCAAGACGATCATTGATGATCTAGAACAAAGATTATTAATTAAATACATACCGCAAAGTAAAAGCTTAACTAAAGTATCCAACGGTGTGTATCAATTTTTTGGAACAAGTTCAACAGAACTTAGGGAATCAATCATTTATGTATTTATCAACAATACAACAGTAATTAGTTTCCCTGGAGATAGCTTATTTATTCATATTGGTTCAAATAGGAATGTAAGCTACAGATACGCAGGAGGAGATTATTCCCTTTCTGTGGTTTATGAAAATGGTGTTGTCACATTATCATGTGGTAGTACAGCGCACAATATAACATCAGTTTACTTAAAAAAATAAGGAGGATTTAAATGGCAACAATTCAAATTAAAAGAAGAACTTCTGCTGGGACAGGTCCACTTGTTGGAACAACCGGTAGTGTAAAAGCCGGTGAACCATTAGTTGATTTTACTGGTGAGCATCTCTATATTGCAAAGGCGGACAAAACTGCATCTGTATCCGTACCACTTGCAGATAGCGATTATTTAAAAATACCATCTACAGGCAAGGTAGATACCCAAATTAATACAAAGATTACAGCTTTAGGTTTAGGAACGGCTGCAACTAAAAATACAGGAACAGGTAATGGCAATGTTCCTATACTTGATGCAAATGGAAAACTAGCTGATAGTGTTGTACCAAAAATTGCGATGACAAATACATTTGAAGTTGCTTCACAGACAGCAATGCTAGCTTTATCGACTGCTCTAGAAGGTGACGTTGCGGTTAGAACTGACTTAAACAAATCCTTTATTCTTAAGGCATCTCCATACTCGACCCTTGCAAACTGGCAAGAACTTTTAACACCAACAGATGCTGTTACGAGTGTAAATGGATCAACAGGTGCAGTTTCAATTACGCTTGCTGGTTTAGGTGGTGTTGCATCATCAACTTATAATACGCATGTCGCTAGTAATCTTCACTTAACCGAAGATCAAAGAACAATTTTAAGTAATGTAAAGAATGTTTATATCAGTGATGCTGATGGTATTGCAGTTGCAGCTTCAGAAGCAGATTATATTAATGCTTCCATCGTTGATGGTTTAGTTTATGTTGCTGTAGTTGATTCAAACTATTCACCTACCAGAGTTTCTTACAAACTAGGTATTGATAAGTCAAAGGTGCTCATGCCATCTTCAATCATTGATGGTGGAACTTATTAATGGCAATTATCAGAGTTAAAAGAGGAACTACCAAACCAACAACTGCACAACTGAACTATTTAGGTGAATTAGCATTTGATTACAACAATAATGCACTATATGCAAGAACACCATCTTCAGTTATTAAAATTGGTGGTGAAATGGAACTCGTTTATTCATATGAAGGATATGCTTACACATATACTTTAAATTATCCTTTTGCTCCAGATTACGTTTACAAGTTTCATATTATTTCTTCAACTTATGGTGCATCTGCAGATGTCTCTGATACATATTTCTACTACAGAACAGCAGCATCTTCAACTTTACTGGGAAGTTATCTAAACTATTACGCAAGCACAGAAAGCAGTCTTTTTCAAACGAGAAGTGCTAAGAACACAACTGTTCAGTATATCGAAGATAGCTATGAATCGGAACCAACGATAACCAGTGGTATTACAAAGGTTATATCATTTGAATTATCACCGACATTTAGTACAAGCTATTTAAGTACTGCACAATGGAATGCATATGGAAAAAGTGTAACCACTTTATCAGGACAAGGTGATACTACGATAAAATCATGTGATTTTGTTCATTCTGTAAATGGTAGTCTTGGACAGATTTATATCAACACAGGCTTGAATCTTGGTTCACCAGATAGTCTCTCGATATCTGTTTATCGAGTAAAAAGAAAGTAGAGGATTTTATGGCAATTATTAAAGAATTAGATACTAAGTTCGGGTTGCAAGCTTCCTATCATCGAATTACAGCATTCAATATTAGCTACACAAAAAAAGCCATTGTTTTATGTGTTGCAACTTATCTGTCAAAAGAAGCAAGAGAAAACAATAGCGAACCCATTGAAGAAATAGATATTGATATACCTCAGTTTGATTATCATACATTCTTAGATGTGAATCCAATTGAACGTGGCTATCTTTGGCTAAAAGAAAATGTAGTTGGATTTGAAGATGCTACGGACGATATTGATTCAGTCGAACCATCACCTTTGATAGAAGGTTCCTAAGATGAATAAAATATACAATATGGTTAAAGAGGTTTTTCCAGATACTGAGATCTTACTCATATATTATGGGGGTTCAAAAGCATATGGCTTAGATGACGAATCAAGCGATATTGATTTAACTGTGGTTTTAGATGGATTCAAAGGCATTTTACATTTACTTATTGGTGAATATGACTTCTTTGTGTTTTCTAAGGAAACTTTTATCAAAAGACAACAATTTGATGATTCTATTATTGCATATCACAGACAAGCAGCTGATAACATTATGGGTATATATTCAAATGAATACTATCTTAATCCAAAATTCAGTGATGAACTTGAAAAGTTAGTGAATAATATTGATTGAAACTTTATTTGCAATTTTATCGAGGCGCTGCTCATCTATGAAAGAAGCAAGTATGAAATTAATAAGACTTCCAAAACGCATTATCATTTATTCAGATTAAGAGGTATGCTTGATCATTATGATAGAACCGGTGTATTTGATCTTACAATTGATGAGCCCTGGTACACAACGATGCTAGATTATAAATCCAACTACAAAAACGAAAAAGCGAAGAAGTATGTTGATGAGATTCAAAATCAACTGGACTACTTAGAAAATTACCAAAAAGAGATGATTGATAATGGATTGGGATAACCTTTTAAATTTATTTAGGATGGAAAATTTGATTTATTGGATTGTAACGATGATTGTAGTCATTCTAACGACTATAAAGCAGTTCAACAGACAAGAGAAAAACAACAAATTCAAAAATGATGAAATTATGGATAACTTATTAAAAATTGAAAAACAAAATGTGAAAATGATCAATCTATTAGAACTTCATTCACAAGACATAAAATCTTTGAAAAAAGACGTAAACGTTTTGGAACATCGGGTATCAAGACTAGAAGATTCCCAAGTCAACATCTATAAACATTTAGGAGGAAAAGAAATTGACAACACTTGAAATAATACTTCTGATAATTTCACTATTATTACTAGCGCTTTATGTGACATCGAAAATAAGTAAGGATCAATCACTAAACGAAATTATAAAAGAGGTCAAACAAGACCTTAAAGACACTGCTGAAAATGTATATGATCTTGTCAATAAAGCAAAAGATATTGTTTTTGATGATAGTGTACAAAAGACGATCAAAGAATTTATTATGATTGTGGAAGAAAAGAATCAGTTAGCAAAAACAAAAGGTGAAACCTATCTCGTTGGTGATGATAAAAAATTAGCTGTTATCTCACGTTTAAGCGAATGGGTTAGTAACATTACAGGCTCCACAGAAAAGGCAGTCGAGTTTGTTGAGACGAATCAATCAAAGATTGAAGCAATCATAGACGACTATGTTTCCTTTAGCAACAAGATGCAAGGGAAAGAGACTTTATCTGAAGCAGAAAAAATTATCAAAGAACAATTAAACTAATAGCTTTAGATGTCTGGAATTTCCAATATTTAAAAAGATTTCAACTATTTTAATAAATGTATTGTTATGCTATAATGACAAAAAAGAGTTGATGAATTAAGAGAGGTAAAATATGTTAAAAGTATTTTTTGTTACTTCATTACTTAAAGATTTCAAATCTTGTTTAGCAAAGGGTTATCAAAGAGGTATAGTGAAAACTCCTTCAATGATGCAAACCATAGGGCAGGTTTATTCAGGTAAATCTTTAAATTATGAATATAATTACAATGAAGTGTATCTAGGTGCATATGAACAATCAGCAAAACTGAAATCAAAGTATGATTTTGGGAATTATTCTGGTAAGGAAAAGGAAGTAGCTAGAATTGTATTGAACACATTTGTTGCGAATGATAACCATAGTGGTCACAAACAATTAATTGCACAGTCAATTATCAAGGCTTATCTTGGATGGGAAGATTACTACTATGGTAAAAATCATCATAAAGAAAAGATTGATAAGTTGATTTCTGGGAAAACTTCCTCATTTTATTTTTAGTTTGTAGACTCTTGGACGTTTTTTAAAGAATAATAAAATAAATAACAACAAGCCTCATGTATAGGGAATTATCCTTTGCATGAGGTTTTTTTATTTTTACCGGCAAATAGGATCAAACCTTGCCATTTAACTAGTGAAGGAGGTTGATCTTATGAATGACGATTTAAGAAATAAGATAAACGATTTGAAAGAACTGGGATATGGATATAAAAGAATCGCCAAAGAGTTATCTATGACTGCAAGTGCAGTAAGATATACACTTGCAAAAATCAATGAAGAAGATTTATTGGTTAGCTCATGTAAATACTGTGGAATCACAATGAAATCTCTAAAGGGTAAAAAGAAAAAAGTTTTCTGTTCTGATACCTGCAGGTGGCAATGGTGGAATCAGAAACATAGAGAAGATAAGCATCATGGAACGCTCTAATCTTGAAAACTATTATTTATCCATAACACCCACAAGATTAATGTTTGAAAAAGGAATCATGACAAAGCAAGATTATCAAAAAGTTGAGTCTTTTTTAGCAGATAAGTATTGTATCAAAAAAGGTAATCTATACCGACTTATTAACTTGACTATACCTTCAAAAAGAATGATATATAGTGTGTCGGAAGAGGAGGTAAATGATGGCAAAGAAAACAGTAACCAAAGTAAACGCATTACCCAAATTAGCGAGTAAAAAAAGAGTAGCAGCTTATGCCAGAGTATCCAGTGGTAAAGATGCGATGCTTCATTCACTCTCAACACAAGTCAACCAATATAAGAAACTCATACAAGAGAATCCTGAATGGCTATTTGTAGGCGTTTATGCAGATGAAGCTTTAACAGGTACTAAGGATTCAAGAACTGAGTTTCAACAACTATTAAAAGATTGCAGAGCTGGTAAGATTGATATGATCATCACGAAGTCCATATCAAGGTTTGCTAGAAACACAGTTACATTATTAAAAACAGTAAGAGATCTTAACGCGATCAATGTTGATGTATTCTTTGAGGAACAAAACATTCATTCCATGAGCGGTGAAGGTGAAATGATATTGACCTTTTTAGCTACCTTTGCTCAAGAGGAGTCAAGAAGCGTTTCAGAGAATATGAAATGGAGAATTAAGAAGGATTTTGAACAAGGAATCATGTGGGGTGGTAAACCTTGCTTGGGATATAACCTCGAAAACAAGCAATTGATTCTAGTTCCTGAAGAAGCTAAGATTGTACAATTCATTTATCAACTATATATTGATGGCAATGGTGCAGACACAATAGGTAAATTACTATCTGCTAGAGGAATTAGCCCACAGAAGTCACCAAGATGGAATCGTTCCACCATCATGCAAATACTATCAAATTATAACTACACAGGTGATTTGATGCTTCAAAAGACATTTCGAAAGGATCATCTGTCTAAAAGAAAAGTCATTAATTATGGCGAGGTAGATAAATATATAGTAAAAAACAATCATGAAGCAATTATCAGCAAAGAAATGTTTAACAAGGTTCAAAAGATAAGAAAAAAACAGGCAGAAAAAATACAACCCAATCCAATAAAAAAACATCGAGTATTTCGTGGAATGATTAGATGTGGTGTGTGTGGTAGAGCTTATACGTATAAAAACACTCCACATAATGAGGTATGGAGATGTTCTCTTGCTGTTACTAAAGGAAAAACAGCATGTACTGCAAAGCAAGTACCTGATAAAAAAATTATAGAAGCAGCAAATAGTATTCTTAATAGAAATGAATTCAATGAAGTTTACTTTAATTCAAAAGTTGTGATGATATTAGTCATGCCCAATAATAGACTTTCGTTTCAAATGAAAGATGGAACGAGTATAGACTATCACTGGAAAACATCAAGAAGTGATAGTTGGACACCTGAAATGAAAGAACAAGCACGACTTAGAGCACTTAAACAACATAAAGGTGGTGTAAACAATGGCTAAAGTAACGGTAATTCCATCAACTATCAATCCATTAACACAATTGCCACATGATCAAATCCATGTAAAGAAAGTTGCAGCTTATGCTAGAGTTTCTACAAATTCGGATGAACAATATACAAGCTATGAAGCTCAAGTGAATTATTACCGTAAGTTTATCCAAGATAGACCAGATTGGGAATATACAAACGTCTATGCTGACGAAGGCATATCTGGAACCAATACGAAAAGACGTGCTGGTTTTAACAAGATGATTAATGACGCATTGAATGGAAAGATTAATCTTATTATTACCAAGTCGATATCTAGATTTGCTAGAAACACACTGGATACTATTTCTTATGTTAGGAAATTGAAAGACAATGGTATTGAAGTTTTCTTTGAAAAAGAGAATCTCTAGACACTAGATCCAAAAAGTGAGCTCATCTTAACCATTATGGCATCCATTGCTCAAGAAGAATCACGCTCAATCAGTCAAAACGTGACGTGGGGTAAAAGAGTCGGTTTTCAACAAGGTAAAGTGTCATTTGCTTATAAAGCGTTTCTAGGTTACAAGAAAGAAGATGACAAGATTGTGATAGATGAAGACCAAGCAGTGGTTGTTAGAATGATCTACCAGATGTTTTTGGTTGAAGGAAAGACAGCAACAGGCATAGCAAACTACCTAAAGTCAAAATATATCAAAACACCAACAGGAAAAACAGCAAACTGGACAAAGAATACTGTGAATTCAATTCTAACTAATGAAAAATATAAAGGTGATGCATTACTCCAAAAGACATATACTGAAAACTACCTTGATCATAAGATAGTTAAGAACAACGGACAAATACCACAATACTATGTTGAGAATAATCATCCAGCCATCATTGATGTAAATGTTAGAATAAATTTGTAGAAAAAAGGCGGTATAAAAATACAGAACATCTAGACATTAACTTAAAGTGATTTATAATCACTTTAGGTGATAGAAGGATGAGATATGATGTAATGTATTCAA